CAAGTAGTCTTAGATAGTTTAACAAAAGGAGTCGGATATTTCTTAGTTGATGTTGATAAAGATGCTGATAGAGGAATGGGAGAAGTTCAATTTAAGAGAGTTGATCCATATGATGTTTATGTAGATCCTGCTAGTAGAGATTTTTTACTTAGAGATGCAAATTTTGTTATTATAAGAAAGAATCTATCAAGAAGTAGATTGATAAATATGCTTCCAGAACACGCTGCTAAGATTAGAAAAGTATCAAGAAGTTCTGAAGTTGTTTCTTATTCTGGTAGAGATACAGAAGAATCATTTAGTATTCAACCTGAAGATATTACAATGGGAGTAAATCTTGAAGCTGAAGATGATGATATAATTGCATATTATGAAACATATTCAAAAAAGAAATTTGCTTATAGAAATGTATTTATAAAAATCCAGCCTTCTCCAGCGGTTCTTGAAAATATACAACAAGAAGTTGAAAAACAGATAGAAGATTTTACCAAAGAGATTGAAGTAGGTCTTATAGAAAAAGAAAAAGAATTAATGATGGCTCTTGAAGCTGGTGAGATTGTTCCAGAAAGAATGGAATTAGAATTAAAAAGAGCTAAAGATATGGCTGCTCAAGCTATTGAAGAAAAAAGAATGACATTATTATCTGAAGCTCAAGATAAAGCTACAGTTATTAAACAACAAATTATGTCTGAAGCTGATTTTCAAATTCTTGAAAAGTCACCAGAAGCAAAGAAAAATATTGTAGATGCTATTAAGTTTTATGAAAATAGAATAATTAGAACTTGTACAGTTGGGGATGACGTATTCTTATATGAATTTAAAATGCCTATTAATGAGTATCCAATTATACCTTTTCCATATACATACACAGGAACTCCATTCCCAATGAGCGCAGTTGTTCCTTTAATTGGAAAACAACAAGAAATAAATAAAGCTCATCAGATTATGTTACATAATGCTAATTTAGCTTCAAATTTAAGATGGATGTATGAGGAAGGCTCAGTACCTGAAGAAGAATGGGAACAGTATTCCTCATCGCCAGGAGCTCTTTTAAAATATAGACAGGGATTTACACCTCCAACTCCTGTATTACCAGCTCCAATCAATAATGCATTTTATACAATAACCCAAGAAGGTAAGGCGGATGCGGAGTATATAAGTGGAGTGCCTTCAAGTATGATGGGTTTTACACAACAACAACCAGAAACTTGGAGAGGATTACTTGCCAACGATGAGTTTGGTACAAGAAGATTGAAAGCATGGATGGGATCTGTATTAGAGCCTTGTTTGGAACAATTAGGTAGATGTTTCCAAATGCATGCTCAAAATCACTATTCAATAGAAAAAGTATTTAGAATTGTACAACCAGAAGCTGGTCAAAGTCCTCAAGAACAAGAAAAAGAAGTAAGAATAAATATACCTGTTTATAATGATTATGGTGAATCAATAGGTAAGTTTAGAGATTATGGATCTGCAAGGTTTGATGTAAGAGTAGTAGCTGGAGCTACAATGCCTGTAAATAGATGGGCATTAGTAGAGGAATATTTCAAATGGTTCCAAGCTGGTTTAATTGACGATATAGCAATGATTGGTGAAACTGATATAAGAAATAAGAAAAGAATCATTGAAAGAAAATCTCTTTATTCACAATTACAAGGTCAAGTACAACAAATGGAAGAAGCATTGAAAGATAAAGAAGGAACTGTAGAAACATTAGAAAGACAACTTGTACAAGCAGGAATTAAGATGAAAGTTGGACAAGCTTCAAATGAAATTAGAAAAGATGTGATTGAGACCGAATCTCAACAGAAATTATTGAGAGGAATGTTAAAATCAGAATTTGATAAATTGAAGTATGAAATGAAAAAAGATTTTGAATCTGATAAAGAAAAATTCAAAAACGAAGAAGTTCAGAAAAATAAAAAAGAATAGTTGTATTTTTGCTGAAACTTTTTATAACTTAGACAAACAAAAGGAGAATAGTGATGGCTTCAAAACAAGTAGGCAACGTAAATAATACCCCCGAAAGTAAGAACGCACATTCCAGTGCCGCAGATGCTGTAATGGATGGAGTGGGAGATGATTTCTTCCAAGCCCTCGATGAAAGTGTAAATGGCGGTATAATAGAAAGCGATACTTCGCAATCAACCTCGGATCAAAGTGATAACACACTGTCGAGCCAAAGTGAAGTAGTAGATGAAGTTTCTGCACCAGATGTGGAAGCTTTGAAAAAAAGGTATAGTGATTCAAGCAGAGAAGCAAAAAAGCTCAATGGACAATTAAGAGAAATTGAACCTTATATGCCAATCCTTGACGCTATGCGAGATGACCCTAATTTAATTTCTCATGTTAGAAATTATTTTGAGGGCGGTGGTCAGACACCACAGAATATGGCTGATAAACTCAACCTTCCAGAAGATTTCGTGTTCGATGCCGATGATGCTTTTGCAACTCCAGATTCGGATTCAGCAAAAGTTCTAGGGGCAACGATAGACGGAATTGTACACAGAAGGCTAAATACTGCTTTAAGTGGACAAAAGGTTGAAAATCAAAGGTTAGCAAGTGAAACTCAGTTTCGTCAGAAATTTAAAATGGATGACAATCAATGGGATACATTTGTAAACTTTGCTAAGTCGAAGTCGCTTGAACTGGATGATATTTATTATCTCATGAATCGCGAAAATCGTGATGAACAAATCGCTGATAACGCAAGACAAGAACTGCATGAAAAGATGCGCGAGGTGCAACAAACACCGGGTTCACTTGCTACTACTGGCGGAGCGCAGGTCGAGGAATCTCCTGATGACCGAGTTTTTGATGCTATATTAGGTTCTGACACAATGTTAGAAGAGGCTTTTAGTATTTAATTATATTTAAAAGCCTAACCCTTAAATGAAAAGGTGATAATATGGCTGATGTATTAAATCTCAGTACTTATTCTGATGTGGCGTCTTGGTCTGACGGAACATCGAAAGACACTGGTGACCTTAGGCGGAAATACAATTTCGGAGACAGAGTTTCTGAATTGTCTATCGCTCAAGATCCATTCTTTCGTTTTGTTTCTAAAGTAGCTAAGAAACCAACAGATGACCCTGAGTTTAAATTCACAGAAAGACGCCCGTCGTATCATAAAAGATATGCATATGTTATTGGTTATTACAATGGTTCCGCTAATGTTTTTACAGAAGCAGAATTAAAAACCAGTGGTAATGCATCTTTAAGTACCTCGAGCGGACAACAGGTAAAACTTCTTATGGCTTGTGATTATAAATCAAGCGGTAACTTAGGAAGTTCTATCGGAAATTCTGCCAACGATGTCTTAGTTGGACAGTCTGGAACTCAACCGGGCTTCTTAATCGAAGATCAAATTGTTAAGGTTAATTTGAGTAGCACAGATGCTGGTGGTATGACCACAGGCGCTGCTGTTACATCAAATGATGTTGATGATTACATTTTAGTTAGAATTGATACAGTACACTCAAATGATAGTGGATCTGTAACTTTTCATGATCTTAGTGATGGAGCTGCGGAAGATGACGGAGCAAGAACTGCTTATTGGACTCCTGTATCAGGTACAATTGTGAAAGCGCCAAGCTCAGCTAGTTATAAATACTTAGCTAGTTATTGTGGCGATGATCCACTTGGAACTGTATATAGTGCAAGTATAGCTAATGTTCTTGAAAAGGCTCGTTCATATGTTGTGGGTAATGCTCACGGCCAGGGTTCAGGCTATCCAGAAACTTGGAAAGATCAACCTTTCTCAACTGGTTTTGGTTTAACTCAAATTTGGAAAACATCTTTAGCAATGGACAACACGACTCGTGCAACTGTTCTAAAGTATGAACCAAATGAGTTTGCTAGAATCTGGCGTGAAAAACTGATCGAACACAAGTGGGATATTGAAACTTCACTACTGTTTGGTTCTCAAGCGTCTGTAGACGGTGTCCAGTACACTCAAGGAGCTTCTGATTTTATTCTCAATTATGGGAATATTTTCTCTGGTTCTGGAATGGGTGGATCTGGTACAAAAGCTCAAGATGATTTTCTTGACGATATGTCTCAGTTCTTAGATCCTCGACATAATAACGCAAATGCAACTTTGTTTATGGTTCCAACCGATGTATATAATTGGTTGCATAAACTAAGCGGTTACTTCTCTGCTAATGTACAAAAAGTTGGAACTCTAGGCGATGGCATAGGGCAAGCTAACTTTAGCGTTGGTGGAAAAAAGAACGTCTTTGGTGTAGATATTACACAGATTTATACTCCTTATGGAGTTATGAATGTGTCTCGTAATGTTCACTTAGACGGAACGCAAATAAAGATGCTTGGTGTCAACATGAAATACTGTAAATACCGACCTCTCGTTGGTAACGGAATGAATCGTGATACTGCAATTTATGTTGGTGTTCAAACACTTGAAAACAGTGGTGTTGATCGTAGGGTTGACTTAATTCAAACCGAAGCTGGGATGGAATGGCAAATGCCTGAAGCCCATGCAATTTGGAAATAAGGAGATATTGCTATGGCTATACCTCTTTACGGACAAAATAAAGATGGCGGATTATTAAATGAAGCTGCGAAAGATCTTGAACAGATTTATCGTTTTGCTTCGCCTCCACTCGTTTTGGATTATGAACACGCTGCGGCACAGTTAGTTGATGGAACAGCTGGTGACCAAACAATACACTCATACGCAGATGGTCTGCAAATAACATTCTTTCCTATTGTAGGACAGGCAATTGATAAGCCTGCTGCTGCAACAAGTGGAATGGATTATGCATATGATCAAACTGCTGACGATGGTTGGCAATGGGTCATGAGTGATAGTGTTTGTAAAGGTCGTGAAGGTATTGATCGTTTTACTATAGGAAAACAAGCTTTTGAAGCTGAATTAGAGTTCAGTTTAGCTGACGTTTCTGGTACAGATGATTGTGCTTTTGGATTTGCAAAAGTTGATGTACATAGAGCTGCTATTGATGATTGTGACGAAATGGCAGTCCTTAATGTAATAAGTGGAAACATTACGATAGAAACTATTCTTAATAATGGATCTACTACATCTACTGACACAACTGACGATTGGGCTGATGGAGCAATTCACAAATTAAAAGTCTTAGTGGCAAAAGATGGAGCCGTAACATATAAAATTGATGGTCAAGCACCTTCTGCAACTGCGTCATTTTCTTTTGACTCAGGTGAAGTTGTAACACCAATGATGTATATGCTACAAGCTGCACATCTTTGTGAGAACATTATACTAAGAAAATTAATCGTGAAATCCGATAAAGGTTCTTTAGAAGAATAAATCTGAAATTCGTGAGGTAATAACACGATATAAAGATTCAAAGTGTGGGGCGGCTCGATACCTCCCTACACTTCTATGGCAACAACAAATATAGAGTTGGACATTGAAAATATAACTGGTGTATCAGACGCTGACGACCAGTATATTAAGACTGCTCAGAAGTTTGTGGTATCAAGTATACCTAAAGAGCTATTATTATGGGCAGGTACTAGTACTGCAGTTGGTTCTCATGGTGGAGATTCTT